ACATGGAGGGGTCCGGTGTTTCGGACCCTGAGATCCAGGAGTTGATTAAGGGAGCTTTCGCGCTCGTTTACTCTGACGAGTCGTGTTTGCGCCATGTGGCGTGTGCTGTTCGCGTCGATGACTACCTCTACCTTCCGCTTCACGCGTTCCTGTCTTCGGACGGTGTGCACCCGGCCTTGTACGCTCGGGGCACAGCGCGTAGCGGTTGGCAGGGATGTCGTCTAGTGATGTCGAACGCGTATATGTTCTCAGCCACTGCCCGTGGGACTGCTTCTAAGGACAAAGTGGATATGTTAGCCTTCAAGGTTGCATCCTCGTGGAATGGGGCTCGCAAGCTCCAGGTAGTGGCTCCACCCGAGCCAGGCACGGTAGTGCATACTGTGTCGATGGAATCTGGAAACCCTGTGGCTTACACCGGAGTCGTTCGTAAGGCCAAGAGCCAGTTGCTGTGGTATCAATCCAGTACGTCTGGAGGATCCTCTGGATCACCCGTGATGTATATCGCACCTGACTCCTCTGGTAGATTAAGAGTGGGTCTATGCGCTATGCACGTAGGCACCGCACGATTCAACTACGGGGTTATCTTGGCTGCTGTCCAGCGCCTTGAGTCAAACGACTTCGTGTCCGAGTATGAACGTCCTGTGGATGTGTATCCCGACTCGCACCCCCACCCTCTGGGCTTGGAGGAGTTGCGTCGGTTCTTGCAGCAAACGCGGACGGGAACCGGAGACGTGATGGACTGGTATGATGCCAGTGGTACGGAGTTTGACGAACCTGAGTTGGAGAGGGCTAAAGTGCAATTCGCTACACTGCCGCCCCCCCCTCCGTTAGAATCGCCAGGCCCCAGACCCGGCTTGACCAAGGTTAGCGCGGAATGTCCTTTTACGTCCATTAAGGTTACCATGACGGGTAATGCCTTAGAGGACTATCTGCGCACCAACCCTGTGACACTTGATGAAGACCCTGAGGTCCTCTGCGAGCACCTCGGTTTCAAGCGGATCGGTAAGAGCAAGAACTTCGGTTCTAGCAAACTGCCGAGAACTTGGACTGAGGCTGTTACCGACCAGTCGGTCGTGGAAGCCTTCGGGGAGCCTGTCAAAGAATTTAAGATGCCAGCCCGTGATGCCACTGCACAGCGGAAATCTCTTAAGGTGAGTCTCAGCCATGCTTCGACCACTGACGGATACTCCCAAGAGCGGAAGGATGCTGCCATTAAGCGCGTCGTAGACGAGCTGCGTGGAGCGATGGATCCGGACTTTTGCTACAACTTCGAGTTGTTGGACCTGGTATTTGCCGGAGCCGACTTCGAGGTCACTGCGGACATGTATGCTCGATGCATGCCTGGCGTCACTTTCAACCCCAATTCTAAACCCGGTATTCGTTTGCCTGGTCACAAGAAAAGGGAGTATTTGTCAGACCCTGTTCGTCTGAATCACGTCACCTCACTGGCGTTCCGCCTCGTGCGGGACATCTGGTTGGAGAAAGACGTGACGGAAGCGCTTAAAGCGTTTGCCGATCAGGCTTCAGTGTTCATCAAGGTCGAGCCCCATAAGTGGCAGAAGTGCGTCGAAGGCCGCTACCGTTTGATCATTTCGGTGTCAATGGTGGTGGAAATCGCCGCCAAGCTAGTTTTGGGGCAAGTGCATTGCGCGTTGAAGGCGTGCCACCGCGTCAGTCCGGTTAGGACGGGCGCTGGTAACACGCCCCAATCGTGTGAGGAGCTCTGGCGGTATCTACTTGCGAATGATGTTAAATATATCATGAGCGGTGATGCCGTTGCCTGGGACTGGTCGATGCCGGCCCATGCGGTTACAGCCGTTGCTACGGTCTATGCCGAGCTCATCAAACCAGGAGATGCCGAGTTTCGTCGGTTCATGCTGCGGTTTTATACCACGGTGTATACCGGCCAGTTCGTGCTCGCAGATGGGTCCACGTATCAACAGGACGTCCCTGCCGTTCAGCGGTCAGGGTGGCCCGACACTACGATGGGTAACTCCATTGCGGGTGCGTACATTGAGCGACTCGCGGTTCCGGGGAGTGTTTTGCGTACGTCGGCCAATGCCGGCGACGACTTCCTCCTCGGTCTCACCGACTCTATCAGCACCTCTGCCTACAAGCGGAGTTGTGAGAAAGCCGGTATCTCGGTAGACGACCTGGTGATAACGCCTGTTACGCCTGACATGAAAGTGGAGTTCTGCTCACACTATTATGGCAGGGACGGTTCTCTGGTACCTACTCAGAAATCCGTGTATAAGGCTGTCGCCAGGTTTTGCGCGTTGGTAGGCACTCGCACCTTAGCGTCGAATCGCGAGGTTCTGTCTCAACTGGGTAAGTCGGCACTCCTCTGTGCTACGCGCCAGCAGATGCAGGTCCTTGACGATTTAGCAGTCGCGAAGTCATCTACAGTTGATGAACCGACCGACTCAGACGTCGACGAATGCGACGAAGAGCCATTAGGCCTCTTGTCGGCTAGCCCCGATAATGGCCAGCAAGCCTCAACGCAAAACTAAAGCTAAGGCTAAGAAGTCCAAGACTTCTCAGCCGAAGCCGTCTCTCACAATTGCCAAGCTCTCCTCGAGAGCCTCTGGAATGTCTGGTTCTATGTACACATTGTCACAGGTTTCACAAGCCATGGTCCGCCTGCGCGGCCATGAGGTTTTGGGTCCGATTACTACTGCCCTCGGTGCCGGTAACGGTTCCTCGATCAGCGCCCCCGGTGGCGCTGGCCTTGGTTCTGGTCCCGCGCTTGGTGGTATTTTCGATTTAAACCCTGCCTCGTGGACGCGTTCTAGGGCGTCACTAATGGCCAGCGCTTATGAGAAATATAGGTATAACAGGTTTACCGTCAAGTATCGGTCAATGATGCCCACCACAGCCAATGGTGGTGTCGTCATATCGGTTGAGTTCGACCCTGAGGAACGCATCGTGTCTAACGACCCGAATGCTGTCCAACAGGCCGCCAACAACCTGGTCTTCGCTTCATCGTCTGTCTGGCAAGACTGCGCCGCCTCGTGGGTTCGTCCCTCAGAGGATAAGGAGTGGTACTTTGCCTCAGCCGACATTCAAGACCGCAGTAACTCGCAAGGTGTTGTTTATGCTCTGCAAACTAACAGCGTCGCAACGACTTCTACGCAGCTTGGGTGGCTGGAGATCGACTATGACATCGACTTGTATGGTCCTGAGTTGGAGATTACGTCGCCGCCTGGCGCCAATATTCTCACCACAACGAAGACGGACATCCAGTCTAACGGCCTCGCGGCCCTCACTACCACTACTTCGGTCGTTCGCGATCCGAATACGGTTTATGAGGTCCGCCCGGCTGTCGACTGGGGATATACCTTTAACATCGGTTCGGCAGGTTCCAATAACACGATTCCGGCGTCTAGCGGCACACTTTTGTATACCGCCTATGATTCTGGGACGGGTTTGTGGCGCCTGTACCCAACTCTCACGTCAGCCATTGCTGGGTCACTTACACAGTGTCTCTATGCCCTTACCGCCACAGCGGCCGCGAATTATTTTGCTGCCTATGTGCGCGGATTGGGTAAGAGCGTGTCTATGTGATAAGCGTCGAGTGGTTGTGGAGGGCAAGACGCGGTTTCCGGGCCGCGATGGGCTTTGACGATCCCACCCTCCATAACCTAATACTCGTTCCTAGTCCTTTCGTATGGTACATGCGTAAGGGGAGTTCCCGTTCCCCTGCTATGCGGAAGATGGTGCATGCACAGGGGCT